AAAATCATTTGACACCAAGAAAAGTGATTTCATTTATCAACGTGTTTCAATTGATACGCAAGTTTTGGCATTCGACGATGTGAAAAAGAACTTTGAATTTGAACAATTATTTTCAATTATTACTGAAGGAATTACAATCAACAGAAAAAACAAAGACGAAATCTTTGTTCCGTTCGATAGGTCGCCAAAAATTATAATAACAACAAATTATGTAATAAATGGAAGTGGAACTTCACACGACAGACGAAGACACGAAATTGAATTTTTTCAGTACTTCAACGGAAAAAGAAATCCGCTTACTGAATATGGTCGATTGCTTTTTGATTCTTGGGAATCTGAAGACTGGATTTTGTTTGACAATTATATGATTAAGAACTTACAAAAGTTTTTGAAAAACGGATTGATTGAATCTATTTCAATAAATGCAGACATAAAAAGATTCATTCAAAGTACAAATAAAGATTTTTACGACTGGATTGAAGACGGAAACTTGATTGAAAACGTCAGAATTTACAATACAGACATCATTTCGAAATTTATGACAGAATATAAGTCTTATAATTTATTAACGTCAAAAACCTTCTTAAAATGGATTCACGAATATTGTAAGTTTAAAAATTACGAATTAGAAAAAGACAAAGACCACATAGGGCGATATTTTTATATCAAAACAGATAATGAATTAACTAACGAAGTACCTTTTTAATTATGAATATAACAGATAAAATCACAATAACAAACGAAGACAATATGTTGTTGATGTCAAGGTTTCCAGATAATCATTTTGATTTGGCAATAGTTGATCCGCCTTATGGTAATTTTAATAATACAATTGAAAGAACTGGTGGAACCTGGAGTAAAAAATATCAATGCAACAATTCAATAAAAAAATGGGATTTTGCACCAGATAAAGAATATTTTGATGAATTAGAAAGAATTTCAAAAAATCGAATTATTTGGGGCGGAAATTATTTTAATTTACCACCTTCAAAACATTTTTTAATTTGGGAAAAATTAAGTATAAGTGAAAACTTTACAATGGCAATGTGTGAATTTGCTTGGAGTTCTTTAAATGATAACGCAAAAATTTACAAACATAGACCGCAACGAGAAAATGGAATCCATCCAACACAAAAGCCAGTTGGTTTATACAAATGGATTCTTAATAAATACGCAAAACCTGGTGACAAAATACTTGACACACATTTGGGTTCTGGAAGTATTGCAATAGCTTGCCACGATTACGGATTTGAATTGACCGCTTGTGAACTTGACAAAGAATATTACGACAAAGCAATTCAAAGAATTAAAAACCACACGAACCAAACAAAACTATTTTAACAATGACATATTTCGATGAAATTTTAGAAACTAACGAAAACACAAAACAAATGAAACAATTTAAATTTTATTATTGGCAAGAAAAAAACGACGAATGTCAAGACTTTGAAATTACAATTCAAGCAACTGACATCAAAAATGCAATCGATATTTTCAAAGACGATTTTGTTTTTGCGAAAATTAGAAGTATTGATTTTTTATAAACAATTTAAAAACAAATAAGATATGGAACAAACAGAATTAAAAAAAGGAACATCAATAGATTGGTTAATGACACAACTTTATAAAAAAGGTTTTATAAAAGAAATAGATGGAAACGAACCTATTGTTTTAATGAACCAAGCCAAAGAAATGGAAAAGCAACAGTCAGATGATTACGCTATTTGCTTTTCAGAGTGGTGTTTAAGTGAATTATTAAATGGTAATGAGCCAAAAGCAGAAACGATGCAAGGTTTATTAGAAATATTTAAAAACAAATAAGAAATGAAACCACAAAAACAATTTTTAGAAACATTAATTACTATTCTTGGAGTTATTTCAATATTTTGGTTGGTATTGACTATTATTTATGAACTTAAAAACAAATAAGATATGACACCACTACAAAGAATAAAACGAATAATGTTATTCAATTACAATCGCGGAAACAACAAAGAATCAGTCAATCGCGTTTATTATAACATTTTAAAATTAAAATACAACAAATGATTTTGCGCGATTATCAAAACGACATTGTCATAAAAGGAAAATCGATTCTGAAGCAATTCGGAATCGTTTACCTGGCGATGGAAGTTCGAACTGGAAAAACGGCAACCGCTCTCACAATTGCAAATGATTACAATCGTGTTTTATTTATTACAAAGAAAAAGGCAATACAATCAATTCAAGACGATTTCAGCGCATTAAATTACAATTATGAACTTGTTGTAATAAATAACGAATCGTTGCATAAAATCGACGGCAAATTCGATTTAATAATTTCAGACGAACACCATAGGAACGGAACATTTCCAAAACCTAATCTTTCAGCAAAATTCATCAAGAAAAACTTTTCACATTTGCCAATGATTTTTTTGTCTGGAACACCTTCGCCAGAATCTTATTCGCAATTATATCATCAATTTTGGTTGTCTGACAAATCGCCGTTTGCAAACTATAAAAACTTTTACGCTTGGGCAAAAGATTTTGTAAATGTCAAAGAAAAAAACTTCGGCTATATTGTAAAAGACTATTCAGATGCAAAATTTTCTGACATAAATGCTTTTGTTTCAAAATATTTTATTAAGTTTACACAAAATCAAGCGGGTTTTTCGACCAAAGTAAATGAAAACGTTCTTATTTGTATCTTAAAACAAAGTACATACGACATAATAAATAAACTAAAACGCGATTTGATTGTAATTGGCAAAGACGAAGAAATTGTTGCAGACACAAAAGTAAAATTAATGCAAAAAATTCACCAACTATCGTCTGGAACTATTATCTTTGAATCTGGAAACGCAAAAGTCATTGACGATTCAAAGGCACAATTCATAAAAGAAACGTTCAAAGGAAAAAAGATTGCTATATTTTATAAGTTTCAACAAGAATTAAACGCATTGAAATCAGTCTTCAAGGATTGCTTGACAACTGAATTGAATGAATTTAACGAAACGGACAAACATATTGCTTTGCAAATTGTTTCTGGTCGTGAGGGAATCAGTTTAAAAAATGCCGATGTGTTGGTTTATTATAATATTGATTTTAGTGCGTTATCATATTGGCAAAGTCGTGACAGATTAACGACAATGGAACGCAAAACGAATGACATATATTGGATCTTTTCAGACAAAGGAATCGAGCGACAAATTTACAAACAAGTCATTGCAAAAAAAGATTATACGTTGAACCACTTTATAAAAACAGAATTATGAAAATAAATTTTAAACATATAACCTTAAAATTATGAAAATAAAAATAAATTTTAAACATATAACCTTAAAATTATGAAAATAGAAATCAAGCATTACGGAACTACTTACATTGTAGAAACTGAAAACGACGATTTGACAACAGATGAAATGTTTGATATTTTTACTGGTTTATTAGTTCAATTAGGATATCAAAACGAAAGTATTAACGAAGCAATAAAAGATTTGGCAAATGACACCGAAACAAAAAGCAAAGCAATTGTTTGACAAATGTTGTCACGCAATTAGAAGTGAAGAAGACGACGACGGATTCTTTACAAACACAATTCACGCAAAACGTTGCGCAATGATTTCAGCAAACGAAGTAATTGAATCACATCAATTTGTAGATTTTGGAATCAAACCGAGCGTTTATAAATATTGGCGCGAAGTTAAACAACAAATCGAAAAATTATGAAGTACGAAATTGTAGAATTTAGAAATAAAAAATTTGGAATTAGAAGACGAAATTTTTTTGAAAATCTTTTCAATTATGGTGGAACATATCTTGATTTTTTTAGTCACATAAATTCTTTTAGAGAAAGTTATTCAAAATATTTTAAAGATTGTCAAACAGATGACGTTCAATTTGTTTTTAAAAAACATTCAGAATTAACAAATAACGTAGTGTTAAATGTAATAAAATAAATTATGATAAAACAAACTATAAAATCTGAATTGTTATTTGATTCAAATTGTAATGTAATTGAAATTTTAAATAAATTACGCGAACAATTTGAAAATTTTACGGAATGCATTATTGAAGTAGAACAAAAACCTTATTCAAAATATGGCTACCCTTTGAAATATAAAGTTGTTTTTTATCACGATGTTTGGCTTGATTTAACAAAAATTGAAACTAATTTATAAATATTATGACACCACAAAACAAAGCAATCGAATTGTATAATCAATTCAAATTTGAAACCGCAAACGAAGACGTTAACAAAATGCTTGAAGACGTTGCGTTCTTTTCGTGCAAAATATTCATTAACGAAATACTAAAAAATTGCTCAATCAAAAAGAAATTATACTGGCAAAACGTCAACAAATTTATTCTGGAACATTACACAAACAAAATACTAAATGTTAGAATCAAACATTCAGAAGAAAATAATCCAGAGGTATAAAGACGACGGCTGGATTGTTGTCAAACTTATCAAAACAAATACAAACGGAATTCCAGATTTGATGTGTCTAAAAAATAACGAAACGATATTTATTGAAGTCAAAAGACCAGGTGGCAAATTGTCCGAACTTCAAAAGCATAGAATCAAACAATTAGAAAACGAACAATTCAAAGTTTTTGTGTTATATGAATAGTATTATTAACGATGACGGATCAGTCAATCAAAAGGTTTTTGAAATCGAAGGACTCAAACTTGAATTTGTTGCAACCGAAGTTGGTTTGTCTTACAAAGCAATCGACGCAATCGATACAATTTTAAATCATAAAACTGGAAAGAAAACAAAATGGCACCGACTTAAATTAAAACAATTTTATGATTCTCGATATATTAGCCAAAAGGCATAACGAATGGATTAAACTTGCAAACAAGATTTGCAGAAATTCAGACCGCTCAAAAGACTTGGTCCAAGATATGTATATTCGAATATACAATTCGGGAAAAACAATCGACCAAATTAATGAATGTTATATCTATTTCATTATGCGAAACCAATTCTTTAACGAATTAAAACGAGAAAAAGAAACCATTTTGATTGATGACTTTTCAAACATCGAAATCGAAGAACAAGAATATAACAAAGAAAAAGACCAGATACTTTCAATTTTAGAAAAAGAACGTCAGAAATTATCTTGGTACGAAAAACAAATAATTGACTTAACAACCGAATTTGGGCAACGTGAACTTTCGCGTCAAACTGGAATCCATATTCAAACAATTCACAACACAACTAAAAAAATTAAAAAAAAATTATGGCAAAGCGTAGAAAAAAAATCGAAGGACTTGGGGATGTAGTCGAACAAGTTACAAAAGCAACTGGTATCAAAGCAATCGTTGGTGATTGTGACGGATGCAACGAACGTAAATTCTTATTGAATAGAATCTTTCCATTCAAACGAGTTTCAAAAACAATGACTGAAGAACACAAAGCAGAATTTGACGTGTTCTTATCTGAATGCGGAAATCGTGTTCTTGAAAACAGAATCACCGACATTACAAATTGGGTTCCATTTTTAAATGGTTTATATTCTGAATATTTCGGAATCACTATTGAAGTGTGCGAATCGTGTTCAAATATTCACAAAGCAATCATTCGCGATTTGAATAAATTATTTCAAAATTCATAATATAATTATATTTATTTTATGCAAGACCAAGAAAACGAAATTGAAATTGAAAAAGGAATCAAAGGTTTTCAAAAAGGACACAAAGGTTTCAAGCCAAAAGGCGTCACACACGCATTGACAATTGAAGCGCGTGAACTTTTTATTATGACAATTGAATCGCAAGTTCCAAACATTCAACAAGCGTTCGCCGATGTCCTTGAAAAAGATCCAGCCAGATACTTGGATTTGTTTTCGAAGTATGCGCAATATTTCATTCCGAAGAAAATTGAATCTGAAGTCAATTTCAATATTGAAAAACCAATTTTTAAACAATTAGAATTAGATGTCATTTCAAACGACGACGGCACAATCTAAAATTGCCAGATTAAGAAAACGGATTCGAATCGTGCAAGGCGGAACTTCGTCTTCGAAAACTTTTTCAATTATACCTTTGTTGATTTCGTACGCGATTGAAAATCCAATGTCGGAAATTTCAATCGTGTCTGAATCAATTCCACATTTGAAACGTGGCGCAATAAAAGACTTTCAAAAAATTATGATTCTTTGCGATTTGTACAAAGATTCGCAAATGAACAAATCAGATTTAAAGTATCGTTTCAAGAATGGTTCTTATATCGAATTTTTTAGTGTCGACCAGCCAGACAAATTGCGAGGCGCAAGACGTGACATTCTATTTGTAAACGAGTGCAACAACATCGATTTTGAATCCTATCAACAATTGTCAGTTCGTACAAAGAAGTTTATTTATTTAGATTACAATCCAACAAATGAATTTTGGGTTCATACTGAATTAATGAACGACATCGACACTGACTTCGTTGTATTGACTTACAAGGACAATGAAGCACTTGACGTGGCAATTGTCAAAGAAATAGAAAAGGCGAAGGAAAAAGCAAAGACGTCGTCTTATTGGGAAAACTGGTGGAACGTTTACGGACTCGGACAACTTGGTTCGCTTGAAGGTGTCATATTTAATAATTGGCAAATCATTGACAACATTCCAGGCGAAGCGACTTTGTTAGGTAGTGGACTCGATTTCGGATTTTCAAACGATCCGACAAGTCAAATTTTTGTTTATCAATGGAATGACAAAATCATTTGCGACGAAGGAATCTATTCAACGGGTTTGCTTAATACCGATATAATAAGATTGATGACACAAGACAAGCGTTTGCCTATTTGGGCGGATTCAGCCGAACCAAAATCGATTGAAGAAATTCGACGTGCTGGTTTTAATATTAAGTCAGTTGAAAAAGGAAAAGATTCAATCGTTTACGGAATTAGTGTTTTGCAAGACAAAGAAATTCTTGTGACGAAACCAAGTATAAATCTTATAAAAGAACTTCGGTCCTATTCTTGGGACAAAGACAAAGCGGGTAAAAAGTTAAACAAACCGATTGACGATTTCAATCACGCGATTGATGCTTTGCGATATTTCGCAATGATGCACTTCAAGAATAGCAATCGACGTTTCAAAATAACTTAATAAATTGCAACCTTAATCGGTTGCTTTTTTTTGTCCGTGACGCAAAGACGATGACGCAAGACAGAAATCCCTTATTAACAACTTACTATTAGAAGTTTTTTGTTGCCCTCTCTCAAAAGTTGAAATTTTGCGTCTTTGCGTCTAATTCATTTTAACTTATTTTAAACAATTCAATAATACCAACGATTGACAACGTTAAATAAGTTAAACTTAATTAGACGATGACGTTTTATTTGCGTCTGTTTTTAACAATTTGCGTCTTTTATCAACAATTTGCGTCATGTTTTTTATACTATTATTTAGATTTGGTCGAATAATCAGTAAAATAATAAGTAATAGTATAAAGATATAATGCTTATTTAGAATGATTCTAAATAAGGAAATTGTTAAATCAAAATAAAAGCAAACAAAATTGGTTTTATTTGTTATATTAATATGAGAATCACTATACCAACACAATTAAACGAAATCACCTTGAATCAATATTTAAGGTTTTCGAAAACGTTGCAAGACAATCCAGATGACGAAACATTCGTTGCAATTCAAATGGTGTCTATATTTTGCAATTTAAAGATTGAACAAGTCATGCAAATACCAGCGTATGACTTTGAAGAAATTATTGAACAATTGTCAAAAGTGTTGCAAGACAAACCGACGCTTGTAAGACAATTCAAATTGAATGGTGTGAAATACGGGTTCGTTCCAAACTTCGACGAAGAATCAATCGGAACGTTTTCATATATTGACACGTTAATTGGAAACGAAGACAACTGGACCAAGTTAATGTCTGCAATGTATCGACCAGTAACAAAGTCGTTTGGCAATATGTACGAAATTGAAAAGTTTCAAGGCGACAAGTTCGCTGAAGAATTTGCCAATATAAAAATGGATTGCGTAATCGGTTCACTGGTTTTTTTTTGGACTTTAAGAATAGAATTGTTGACCAATATTCTCGACTATTCAACAAAGATGCTGACAACGACGGACAATTTGCAAGTGGCGGATCTTTTGGCGAAGTCTGGGGTTGGTACCATTCAATTGTCAGAATTGCGCGAGGAAATATCTTTGATATTGAACGAGCAGAAAATACAAACATACACGACGCGCTTACCTTCTTATTGTATTTAAAAGAATCGGAAATGGAAGAAGCAAAAAGAATTAAAAATAATTTTGAAAAATGATAGAATTTTACAACGTAGTTGCATATTTAAAAGAATTGCTTGAATCAAATCCTTTGGTCCATACAATCACACACGGAACACCAGACTTGATTGATATTGATAAAAAAAATATCTACCCTCTGGCGCACTTAAACGTAATTTCGTCAAGTGTTCAACCTGGCGTGGTTGTATTTAGTTTTGAGGTTACAATATTAGATATTAGAAACGTTTCAAAAGTGCAAGTGCAAGACAAGTTTCTTGGAAACGACAACGAACTTGACAATCTTAATACGTGTCACGCAATTATGAATTATGTAATTACAAAAATGAAATTGCAAAATAATGATTATAACATTGAATTAATAAACGAACCACAATTGGAACCGATGCTTTTAAAATTTTCAAATCAACTTGACGGCTGGCGTTCAACTTTTGAATTGGCAATTGCTAACGATGTAATAGTTTGCTAAAAGATGGACCAAGTAGAAGTCAAAAAGACATTTGAAGAATTTGGAAAGTATGTCATTGAAAAGGCGAAATCGAATTTAAAAAAAGACGGAAAAAATGCGTCTGGCAAATTATACGATTCGTTAGATTTTGAATTTAAGCAAAATAAAAATTCAATCGAGTTTGATTTCTTTGCTGAAGACTATTGGAAATTTGTTGACAAGGGAGTCAAAGGAAAAACGAGTTCGGCAAAGGCGCCAAATTCACCTTATCAATTCGGAAGTGGAACTGGAAAAAAAGGCGGACTTCGTGCATCAATTGACAAGTGGGTAATTCGAAAAGGATTGACAAACACAAGAAACGAAAAAGGGCAATTCATAAATAGAAAACAAATGGTGTCAATGATTTCTTCGGCGATTTACAATCGTGGACTTGAAACAACTGAATTTTTCAGCAAACCATTTGACGAAGCATTCAAAGAATTGCCAGACGAAATACTTGAAGCATACGGACAAGACTTGAATAAATTTTTAATAAAAGAAATATAATAAATGAAAAAAATATTTGTGCGGTCACCTTATACAATCGCAATCAATGAAGTCGAACAGATAGGTTCAAAAGTTGAATTGTTTATTTGGAACGACGACGTTTCGGAACCAACGACACCAACTTACACAATGTCGAAAAAAATCGTTTCACAAACGCAACGTGAAAACGTTTATAATATTTCAAACAAATGCGTTGAATTTATAAAAGCAAAAAATCCACTTTATACAAATGTTATTCAATTGGAATCAAAAAAGAATTGGGCGTTTGTAAAAGTTAAACGATACAAAGAAACTTCAAGCAATGTTTTTGTTTTGCTTGACGAAGAAACATTCATTTGCTTTGATGGCTACACTTCTTTTTTAGGTGGCGCAAATCAATTTGATAATGACGACAATGTTCCTTTATTCAATCCAGATATAAAAATTTACAAAAAAGAAGGTTCGACTGAATATGTAAATGTTTGGCTTGACGAAAGTCCGAACTGGTATCTTGAAGACGCAACAGAAACTTTGTTTCCAATTGAAAGTATTGGTTCACTTTACAAAATACCATATTCAATAAATGGTAATTATAAAATTTTAAAATTAG